GAACTTATCCTTTAGACTATAATTTTAAAACATTAAGACCTAAATATCTTATAGGAATGTCAGTTCCGCCAATTATGACTGCACAAATAGTATATCAAATTTGGTTACAATGGTTTAAAAGCTAACTTTGTAAATAATTAGAGAATAATTAGATATGGCAAACGAACAAAATTTAATACCGGCACAAAAAGGAGAAGTGAGAAACCCAAAGGGAAGAGGCAAAGGTGTTCTAAATTCAAAGACGAGATTATTAAAATTATTAGAATTAGTTACTACAACTAAAAACCCAGTAACAGGCGAAATGGAAGAATTTACGATTGCCGAGCAGTTGGATATGAAGATTATAGCAAAGGCTATGAAAGGAGATATTAGAGCATATCAGGAATTACTTGATAGATTAGAAGGTAGAGTAAAACAATCAACTGAAGTTGAAATTAGTGGAGGAATGACAATTAATTGGGAAGAGAAAAAAACATACGTTGGAAATAACCCATCTATTTAATATTATGAATTCATTTTTAAAAAGATTATTATTTATTCTATTAATATTGCCTTTAGGAATACCAATGATATTTGAAATCCAAATTAGATTAATTATTTCAATTTTTATATGGTTTATAAATGGCAATTTTAATGAAGATTTTGTTCTTGATACATTTATATATAAAATATTTGAATTTATATTTTTTTAATGGAACTATCCATAAAACAAACCATCGCTCTCGATTTACTCGAGGATAAAACAACAAACGAAATATTATTCGGTGGTGGTGCCGGTGGTGGCAAAACGGCTTTGGGTTGTTATTGGCAGCTTAAACAACGCTTAAAATACCCTAATACTCGTGGCTTAATAGGTCGTGCGGTCCTCAAAACACTTAAAGAAACTACTTTAGTTTCATTTTTTCAAGTGGCAAAAATGCAAGGATTAGAGTCGGGTAAACATTATAAGTTTAACGGACAAATGAGCCAAATAGAGTTCTTTAACGGCTCAACAATTCTATTAAAAGATTTATATTCATATCCAAGTGACCCAAACTTTGATGAATTAGGTTCATTAGAGATTACCGATGCGTTTATAGATGAAGCCAATCAGGTAGATGACAAGGCAAGAAACATTATTAAGTCAAGGATAAGATTTCAGTTGGACCAAAATGATTTAGTTCCTAAGATACTTTATACTTGTAATCCGGCAAAGAATTGGACCTATTCAGAGTTCTATAAACCACAACAAGATGGAAGCATAGCACACAATAAACGCTTTATTGCTTCGTTAATAGATGACAACCCGTTTATATCTAAGCACTATAAGGAAAACCTTTTAACATTAGACAAGGTAAGCCAAGAAAGATTATTAATGGGAAATTGGGAATATTCAAATGATCCTGCTCAATTAATTGACTATGAAAAAATACTTGACGCTTTTAGGAGCGATTATTTACCTAATGGTACATCTTACATTAGTTGTGACGTTGCTCGTTTTGGTAGCGATTCCACTGTTATTGGCATTTGGAGCGGAATGCGTGTTAAATTACATCAATACCAAGGCAAGTCGGTTGTTGAAGTTGCAGAAATAATAAAGAAGTTCCAACAAGAGTTTCAAGTGCCTACATCAAATATAGTAGTCGATGAGGACGGAGTCGGTGGTGGAGTTTGTGATATACTTAGGTGCAAAGGATTTGTAAATAACTCCAGGGCATTAGATAATCCTATTACAAGGGCAAAAGAAAACTATGACAATCTAAAAAGCCAATGCTATTTTAAATTAGCTGAATTAATAAATGATAGCAAATTATATATCAATTCTGATGGAAGTCAAAAACAAAAGATAATAGAGGAACTTGAACAAGTCAAACAAAAAGCAGTCGATAATGATGGAAGCAAAGGAGTAATATCAAAGGATAAAGTAAAAGCTGCAATTGGTCGTTCTCCCGATTTTTCGGATTGTTTGGCAATGAGAATGATTTTTGAATATACTCCAAAATTTGTAGTATCGGTTTATTAGTGTAAAATAACTAACTTTGAACTTAAATGTACATATATGGGATTATTTGATTTTCTATTAAAAGCAAAATCACCGGCATCCAAACCTTTACAATCAGTTTTACCTTCTCGTGGACCATTAGGTTCAATGGTAAGCATTGAAAGGGGAATCGTTACTTGGCAAGGAGCTGATGCTCAAAGCTACGTTAATGATGGATATGTTGGCAATGATATTGTTTACTCTATTGTAAGATTAATTAGTGAAAAAGCAAAAATTGCTCCATTTCACGTTTATAAAGAAATAGACCCCATAGCTGCAAAAAGATATAAGGCTTTAATGGCAAGTCCTGACAAGATTGAGAATTGGAAAGAGATAAAAGACTTACATAAAAAAGCGTTTGAAATATACGAAGGCGATACTCGCTTAAATGAATTATTACAGTTCCCTAACGAAGAAGATACTTGGTCCGATTTAGTTGAACAATGGTGTGCGTTTAAATTAATCACAGGAAATTCTTTTATTTATGGAAAACTTATTGAAGCCGGAGCAAACAAAGACAAGCCATTTCAACTCTACGCACTCCCAAGCCAATTTATGGCAATTAAAGCAGATGTTGAGGTATTCCCTCCAACAAGGGTGGGATATCAATTATACTATGGTAAATTATGGAGTTTTGATACAAAAGAAATCCTTCACGACAAATACTTCAATCCACAATGGAACATTACCGGAAATCAGCTTTACGGACAATCTCCATTAAAGGCAGCTTCACGAACTTTAACACGTTCAAACGAAGCTAAAACTGCTGCTGTTTCTGCATTCCAAAATGGTGGACCTGCGGGAGTATTGTTTATGAACGATGACAGATTTGATCCAATAAGCGGAGGCGACCAAGCGGCAGCTTTAAAGAAATCAGTTAGCGAAAAAGCCGGAAGCCAAAACTTTAATCAAATAGCAGTTTCAGGTTATAAAGTAGATTGGAAAGAAATAGGGTTAAGTCCTGTTGAATTAGGAATTATTGAAAGTGAGAAATGGGATATGGTGGCTTTATGTAATATTTACGGAGTACCGGCTCAACTTTTAAACGATTCTACTAATAAGACTTACAACAATCAAATGGAAGGAGAAAAAGCATTAACAACTCGTTGTGCTATTCCTTTATTAATTTCATTAAGAGATAACTTTAATCGTAAAATACACACTGATTGGGGTTACAAAGGAGAGAATGTTTACATAGATTTTGACTTATCAGTTTATAGAGAATTAGATGCTAATAAGAACGACCAAGTTTCTTGGTTGGCAAATGCTTGGTGGCTTACTCCAAAACAAAAGTATGAGCAAATGGGTATTGAAATCCCTGATTATGTAGACCAAGCAGAACTTGAAAAGTTGTACGTACCAAATAATTTAACTCCTACGGATGAGTTCACTCCAATACAAGCACCAAAAAATTTAGAAGAACTTTTAAATAATAAATAAATGAAAGATTTAGAAAAGCAAATAAGCCAATTAGAAGCAGAATTTAAAAATTTAACTGCTGAAAAGGCTTTTGATAATATTGAAATGAATGAGCCTATCGAGCAAGTAGAGCCAACAAACGAACCAAACGAAGGCACTCCTCAAGATAACTTTGCAGATTTTGTAAGTTATTTAAAATCAGCATTTGAGCAATCAATTGTATGGCATCATCAAACAACTTCTTATGCAGTTCACAAAGCGTTAAATAATTTTTACGATGAAGTTTTAGAATTAATTGATGGCTTAGTAGAAAGCACTTCAGGAATCTATGGCAGACCTACTGATTATGTAGTTGCTCCGCCAATGAACTATGAAAGTCCTGAACAAGTTATTGCTTACTTCCAAGCGTGTTATGCAGAAATACAAGAGGATAGAAAAGATATTTACCAAGAAACTTGGATTCAAAATCAAGTAGATGAGATTGCTCAATTGTTCGCAGAAACAATCTATTTACTTTCATTAAATAAATAATGAACTCCCAATACAAGAAATTGTATGCTCAAGGATTAAAAACTTATTCACCTCAATTCAAAAAAGAATTGCAAAAACAGGTGGATGAGTTTTGTCGTACCCAAGATTTAAACGCAATCTCAAGTAAAGGCTTAAAAAAGACACTTTACTCGCTTCATATATCAATGGGTACTAAAACGGCTGAAATGTCCTACAAAAGCCTAAAAAAGACCAAGAATGGCATTTTAGTAATAGAACAAAAGGGTTGGCTTACTGATTTATGGCAAAATGTTATCACTCGTTACTTGGACCTTAAAGGATTAAGTCAATTAGTCGAAGAAATAACGAATACAACAAAAGAACAAATCCAAAGATTTTTAAAGAAAGGTATTTTAGAAGGGAAACCATTGCAACAAACGATTAAAGAATTAAAGCAATCAGGAATAACCAACTATCGTGCCGAATTAATAGCAAGAACTGAAACCGGCAGAGCTGCCAATGTAGGTTCAATGATTGGCGCAGTTAGTACAGGATTAAAAACAAATAAGATATGGATTTCAACTTTAGATGCAAGAACAAGAAGAATACCGCCGGATAAAACGGATCATTTAAATATGAACGGAGTTGAGGTGCCTATGGATGATAGATTTGAAGTTTTTGGAGTTGATGGTACTGAATTAATGCTACATCCTTGCGACCCTACGGCTTCGGCTGCTAATACTTGTAATTGTCGTTGCACAATCGGATATAAAGTTGTAAAAGATAACAACGGAGATTATATAACTTATCAAGATGAACCGCCTCAAGGCGATGTTGGGCAGATATGGAGATTATTAACCGATTCACACAATAACGATATTTATACGCATATCATTCAAGCATTACAATAAAAATAATAACTTTGTTCTATGAGCAAAATTCAATTAAAAGATATTAACGATTCAATACTTGACGTATCTCCTAAAACAAGAACAGTAAAGGCAGTATGGTCAAGAATGAACAATGTTGATTTAGACGGCGATATTATCGTACCTGAAGCATTCACTAAAACAATCCAAGAGCGTGGACCAAAGGCAAAGAATATGATTTTTTCTTTGATTGACCACAAAGCAGATATGCACCACGTTATCGGAAAGCCAAGTGAACTTTATGTAGATGGCGATAAGTTAGTAGCAGTTACTCAAATCGTTCCTACTCACGCCGGAGAAGATATTATTAAACTTTATGATGCGGGTTTAATCAATCAGCACTCAATTGGATTTTCTACAATCAAATCTAACGAAGCTAAAAACGGAATTAGAACGATTAGCGAATTAAAACTTTACGAAGGTTCGGCAGTTCTTTGGGGTGCAAATCCTGAAACTCCAACTTTAGGATTTAAAAGCGAGGAATCATTATCTTTGCGTTTAGATGCTCTTTTGAAAGCAATTAGCAATGGTAAATATACCGATGCTACATTCAAATCATTAGAGTTAGAAATAAAGAGAATACAAGATATTCTAACAAACAACACTCAACCCGCAACCGCAGTTGAGCCGGTAGTTAGTGAGGATGCGGAAGTTCTCAAAGCAATTAAACAATTTAATAATCTATTTAAAAAGTAAAAATGGAAAATTTAGAATTAATCAATGAAATGGCTGAGAACGTAAAAGGCTTAAAAGCTGACGTTACTGCTAACATTGACGCTGTAAAAAGCGAAATCAAAGTCGTAAAAGACGAAATGCAAAAGCAATTTGATGCTGCAACTGCTGCTCAAAAGAAAGCTGCTTCAACTGAAGCAAAATCTCTTTCTCAATTAGTAGAAGAGAAAATGGAAGGTCGTATGGAAGAAGCTGAACAAACTTTGAAAAAAGGTGGTAAGTTCCGTTTGGAAATGCCTGAAGCTAAGACAATGACAATCGCAGGTAACGTAACCGGCGACCCTGTAATGACTTACTCTCCAAGACAAGCCTTACAACCTGCTCAATTAGTTAACTTCCGTGATTTAGTGCCTACTGTACGTTCTGCAACAGGTCTTTATACTTTCTTCAAAGAAAACACAGGAGAAACTAATAACATCGCTATTCAAACTGAAGGTGCTGCTAAAGGTTCTAACGATTACAATTTGACTGAAACTAAGATGGTAAACTCTTATATCGCAGGTTTCTCTCGTTTCTCTAAGCAAATGATGCGTTCATTACCTTTCTTAAGTCAAACTTTACCAAGATTATTACAGAGAGATTTCTTCAAAGCTGAAAACGCTTCTTTCTTTGGTACAGTTTCTGCTGCTGCAACAGGTGTTACTACAATGACTGAAACAGTTGATTTAAAGCAATTAGTACAATTAATCGCTAACCAAAAGGCTGCAAACTTTAACCCATCTTTCATCTTAGTATCTCCTGCTCAACAAGCTCGTATTTTGATTGACACAATCAATAGCGGTTACTACGTTGGTTCAGGTAGCGTACAAGTTGGAACAGGTGGCGACATCACTATTTGGGGTGTTCCTGTTGTTTCTGCAACTTGGGTTACTGATAACAAAGCATTAGTAATTGATGCTGACTACATCGAGAGAATCGAAGTAGAAGGAATTGCAATTGAGTTCGCTTATGAGGATAGTGATAACTTCCAAAAGAACTTAGTAACTGCGAGAATTGAGTGCTATGAGGCAATCAACTTAATGTTACCTAACTCTGCAATCTATGCTACTTTAAATCCTTAATATTTAAAGGTTAGATAAATAAATTACCCTCACTTTAATCGGTGGGGGTTTTTTATTATTATTATTGTAAATTTGTAAAAAAAGAATATGTCTTTCTATAATTACGTTAGAGATTATAAATTAATAGATCAAGGAACAGTTGTTGAGCCGGTAACACTTGCAGAAGCTAAAAATTATTGTCGTGTTTCAACTGATGCCGATAACGATTTAATAACTGATTTAATAACTCAAGCAAGACAAGCAATAGAAAAAGCCACGGGTTTATGTATTATTAAAAAAATTGTTCAAGTTTGGTTTGATAATCCGGCGGGAGATATTTCTTTGCCTTGGGGACCAATGGACCCAACTACATTTGTTTTATATAATCAAGATAATACCGAAATAGTTGCGGCTAATTATAGACTTTTAGGAGGTCAATATCCAAGCCTTTATCAGCCAACTTATACTATGATGTATGCTTTATATTCAAGCGGGTTTGATAGTGTCCCAAAAGACTTAAAAGTGGCTATTCTTGACCAAATAGATTTCGATTACGAGAATAGAGGAGCAGACGTAGAAAGATACGACCAAACAGGCGTTTGTCAAAAGGCTTGGAGAGCGTGTCAAAGATATACAAGAACAAGTCCAATTTTATAAAATGCAGATAGGTCAAAAAAAGAATAAAAGCGTAAACTCATCTACGATGACTCGTAGAGCGGTTTTATATCAAGCATCATCTTTCCCTGATGGGGAAGGTGGGTATCAAACTGTTTTCCAAAATGTAGGCGAGGTTTGGTGCGATTTTAGACCGGCAAGAAGCATAAGAACTTTATTGGAAGATGAGAAAACATATTACCAAGATGCTAAAATGTATATTCGTTATGGAATAGCAATCAACGAAGAATATCAAGTATTTGTTGAAGGTAAAATGTACACAATCCAATCTATTAACGATGTAGATAATGCTCATAGATTCTTAGAAATCAATTTTTATGGCTAACGGAATACAAGTTTTTGGGATTGATAAACTTATTGGCGACTTAAGAGCATATAGCGAAAAGGTTGAAAATGGTTTAAATAATGCAGTAAAAGAAGCTGCATTAAATACCGAAACCGGCGCTAAAATAGATTGCCCTGTGGATATGGGTATTTTAAGAGGTTCAATACATACCGAACCTTTTGAAGATGTAAACGGCAAAGGGTGGGAAGTATCGACTCAGGTTGAATACGCCCCTTATGTAGAGTTCGGAACAGGAGCAAAAGTATCTATTCCTTCGGGTTGGGATGAGTATGCAATGCAATTTAAGGGAAGTAAATCAGTAGCCGGAATGAATGCTCAACCATATTTAATTCCTAACTTTGAGATGCAAAAAGAACAATTAATAGCTAAAATAAAAACATTAATAAACAATGTATAATCCTAATGTCGATATAAAAAAATGGTTTTATACCAATTTAGTTTCTGCAACAGGCTTAGGAGTTTATGATGGCATTGCTCCCGATACGGCAGGTAATGAATATTTAATTTTAACCGGCAGAACTTCAAGTCAAGTTCAAGGCAAAAACGGATATACCAATACTTTGGTGTTCACGATAGACATTGTCACAAAAAATGCTAACTTTGGCTTTAAAGATTCGGAAGCTATATCTAATCAAATTTTAGCTGCTATAAATTCCGATACTCATATTACACTTCCAACAGGGTGGAATGCCTCAAGTTTAAGTGTAGCCGGTATCAGAAATATACAAGCCTTAAATCCATTAGACAATGTTTTTAGAACCTTATTAACATATAATTTAACAATAACACAAACTCAATAAAATGTCAGAAAGTAAAGTATCAGCAAGAAGTTACTTATTATTCGCAGATGCTACAAATAGTGGCACATATAGCGTAGTAGCTTGTTTAACTTCAAATGCAATCACATCATCTAACAACGTAATCGATGCATCTTCTAAATGTGGAGATGACTACGAGCCAGGACCAAACTTTAAGCAATCAATTAAGGCTGAAGGTTTTGCAATCGACCAAACAGGAACTCCAAGTAAAGATTCTTACGATTTACTTTATTCTTTGCACGTTGCTAAGACTAAATTTGCAATCAAAATGGGTCCTTCTGCTCCTGCAAGTGGTAACGTAGTTTATGGTGGAACTGCAACTGATTTAGTATTTATTTCAGCTTGGGATTTAACTGCTCCTGATAAAGAAGACGTTAAGTTTACTGCAACTTTTGAAGTAGTAAATCCTCCATTAACACAAACAAAAACTACATAACAACTAACCAACTATGTACGAATTAAAACTGAAAAACAACACAATCCATTTAAAATGGGGTACTTGGGCAATGCGTGAGTTTTGCCAAACCTACAATTTAACCTTAGAAAAGTATTTTGAAGCGTTAGCAGATACCCAAAAAGACATTGATAAGATTGTAAAATTATTTTTTATTGGATATAAGGCAGCTTGTTTAACTAATAAAGAAGAAATAGTTTATAACGAAATCGATGTTTGCGAATGGATTGATGAAATCGGGTCTATTTATGTTAGCGAAGGGCAAGTGGTAGAATATTTTAAATATATTTTATCTACAATTAATGTTGATGTAACTGATGTAAAAGATACCGAGAAAAAAAAAGCCTCAAAACACTAACTTGGGATGACATTTTAGTAAAGGCTGCTGAATGTGGAATTAAGCCAAGTGAATTTTGGGAAATGACTTGGAAAGATTATAGTATTATCGTTTTGGGAACAGAGCGTAAGGAGCTTAATGAATGGGCGAGGACAAGAAACCTCGCCTATATTATTTATTTAAGTAACTCAGGAGATAAGCACCCAAAATCTATGAAATCCTTTTGGCATATACCTCAATTAGATGATATTGATGAACCGGATGAGGTTATGCTATCAAATGAAGAATTATCACGAACTTTGGCACTATACGGAATAAATTAAAATAATTATGGCAGAATTTAATTCATACTTAGGGGTCAAGTTTCAGTTCGATAGCGCAGATGCAAGAGCAGATATTATTAAGCTCTTAAATGATTTAGATTACTTTGAAAAAAAGCTAAAAAATAATTTTGATACTGAATCCATTAAGAGATTTAATGGAGCTATGGATACTGCCAAGCAAGGTTTATACGAATATGGACTACAAGTAGATACAGTTACTCAACAATCTTTTCAAAATTTTAGGGCGGTTGGTCAAATGGATAGAATTACCCGTGAGTTCGCTTCGGGTGGTTTAACACAAGGATTGAATGGATTAACAATGTTCGGCAATAGCCTTACAAGATTAGCCGTTCAAGAAGGTGGGTTTAAAAATGCAGTAATGGGTTTAGCCGGTGCATTTACAGGACCGGCAGGTATTGTATTGGCTATGTCTGCTGCCATTGGTTTATTTGAAGCATACGAAAAGAATGTAAAAAAAGCTACTGATGCTAATGCTGATTTTATAAAGTCTATAAATGACATAAGCAAAAAAGTTTATGAAATTGCCGGTGGTTCTCAAACTAAATTGGCTTCAGGTGGAGCTTTGGCAGGTGTTGTTACTGACCCAACAAAAGATATAAAAGTTCGTGAAGCTGCGTTAAATAGTTTAAAGTCCTTATTTGCTGCAAGTGGAGAATTGGATAAATTAGATATACAATCAAAAGAAGCTAATAATAAGCAACTTTTAATGTATGTTGTAAATAGAGCGGTTGCACAAGATTTTGATATTAACAATCAAAAGAACTACGAAACAAAATTAACTGCTTTATATGCTCGTAGAAAGCAATTAGAAGATGAAAGAGATAAAGAATTAGCAAAGCCTAAAAAAGATATAATAGGTTCTGCCGGTACAGGTGCAGCTCCATCAATAACAACAGTTGCTGAACAAAACGCTTTAATTTTAGCAAAGGCAAGTGACCAAATTAAAAAGATAAACGATTTAATTGCTCCGGCTGAAGCTGCTAATAAAAAATTAGTAGAAGCAGTAACTACATTCTCAACTCCTGATAAAAAAGGTGGCAAAGAAAGAAATTTTGATTTAGCTGATGAGATTGCCAAAATTGAAAGAGAGATTGAATTAACTGCCAAATGGGCAAATGAAGAATATAGACTTTATAAGCAAAGAGAAGAATTTGCTAAAAAGAATTTATCAATACAAAAGGCTGATGTTGGAGTAAACAATTTTAACGATTATTTATTTGAACAACAACAAAAGCAAGAGAAAAAACAAAATACTCCTTTTGAAGATATAGCAACAAATGCTCCTAAAATACCAGCTTGGATGAATGAATTTACTGAATCAGTAAATAAAAACGATGCTGCTATTAAAAAGGAATATCAAGACTATAAAGATTTTTCAAACCTTTTATCTAAAACATTGACTAAAGATATAATGGGTCTTTGGGATGCAATGCAAAAAGGAGAAAATATCGGAGATGCAATCGGTCAAATGTTTAGTAAACTTGCTGAACAAATAGCTGCGGCTGCTTTACAAGCTGCTTTATTTACTACAATTTTAGATTTAGTAAGCGGTGGAACTGCCGGTGGTGGTGCAAGTTTTGGAGATATGTTTAGCCAATTATTAGGCATTCCTAAATTTGCTGAAGGTGGGGTTGTTTCTAAACCTACGCTTGGGGTATTTGGCGAAGCCGGTCCTGAAGCAGTAATGCCTTTATCTAAATTGGGTAATGTAGTTTCTAATTCATTTAGCGCAGGTTCAATGAGTGGTGGAAGCCAAATGGCAGGAGGACAATTTACTTTGCGAGGCAATGATTTAGTTTTAGCTTTGCAAAGAAGTAATTATTCATTAGACTTAAGAAGAGGAGCATAATGTCATACGCAAATAAATATCAATCAACATTCGCAACAAAAAGCGGTAAAACTGCTTATTTATATTTGGCTGAAGATGGTTATACAGGAAGCGTTATTAATTATCAAGGAGTTCATTTAGACTTGAATTATATTCCAACTTCAGATGATCCATTTGAGCCTATTTACGCAAGTCAATTAAACGTAGTAATAGATATTACTGATGATTTGGTAGATATGCCAAATTTGGTCACTTTAAATGATAGGAAATACCACGCAAAACTTTACATTGATACAGATTTAGAGTGGCAAGGTTGGGTTTTGAGTGATAGTGTACAAATTAACTACTCAACCGGCAGAAGGCAATTAAGTTTTAACGCCGTTGATGGGTTAGGTATTTTAAAGGATATTTTACTTCCTATTTCGGCTTCAACAAACATTAACGAATTAAATTCACTTTTATATTATATTAATTTGAGTTTAAACTCAATAGCTTTCCCTACTAATCCAAACTTAAATATAGTTTGTTCTTATTTTAATACAGGAATGGATGATAGAGGAACGCATCCTTATAGCGAACCTTTTTCTCAAACTTATTTAGCTAATAGAACATTTGTTAATAATTATGTTTATTTGGATTGCTTACAAGTTTTGAGCAATATTATTAAGTCTTTTGGTTGTAGGGTATTTCAAGCAGGTGGCAAATGGTGGATTGTAGCGATAAATGAATTTGCAAATACAGGAGCTTATTTTACGCAATATGATTATGCCGGAACAGTTGTATCAAGTGGCACAATAAATACTTTGAGTACAATTCAAGGTTATACCGGTAATACAAGTGGACTATATTTTATAGACAATTCTCAAATGAAAATTTTAAGAAAAGGCTATAATATGTTACAACAAAATATTTCTATTCAAACTGCCGATAATTATGCTCCTAATGGCAATTTTAGACCTTATACGGGTAATATGGTTGCAAATTGGGATGTTGGCGCTACAGGAACAGGAAGTAGCGTTACAATCATTGATAATGCTTCTTATGATTCTGCTCAATATAGACTTATAAAAAGTTCTACCGGAACTGCATTTATTGAAATTGGTATAGCAAGTTCAGGACAACCAGCAAGAGGTCCATACATTAATGGGAACAACGCAATAGATGTTTCTTGGATATTTCAAGGTCAAAGTTTAGGTTCAAGTCCAAGATCATTGGTTTATTTATACATAACAGATGGAACAAGTCAATACAATTGGAATGGTACGGCTTGGATTTTAAATAGTGTTGGTTCTTTTATGACTGTTCCTCCTTATAATGGTTCAAGTGGCAATGATGTAAATACTTATAGTTTTAAAACTGCGCCTACTCCAATTGCCGGACAATTATTTTTTAAACTTTCTTTAGAAGCAGGAACCGGAACATTTATACAAATTAGCAATTTTAAAATATCAATTACTCCATTTGCAAGAGAAGTTAATTATTTTGGTTATTTAGTTAATACTACCTCTTATGTAAAAACAACTGACATTCCTTATGGTTATGCCGTACCTGAAACGGGAACTGCTCCAGAATTAGGGGTATTTTTAAATGCTTCGGGTGCTTATATGGATAGTTGGTACGAATACGGAACTGCAACTTATTATGATTCAATGCTTTCTTTGTTGTATCAAAAATATATGAACATATTTGGTAAAAACATAGTAAATATTGATGCAAGTTTAAGTTCTTGGAATACGGCTAATGGATATTTAAACGCTTCTAAATTATTTAAGGCTGATGATACCGACCCTGCTCAAATAAATGTTAGCGCAAATTCATATATGTTAGGTAATTCTACAATAAGTTATCCTAACGATGAAACTAAGGTTACATTATTGCAAATATCAAATACTCCAATATCTGCGACCTTTGGACATACATTTAC